TTAACGGTCTTTCTTTGGTTTCACGGCTGCTTTGACAACCGGCACAGAGTGGTCGTACAGCTGCCGCATGGCCTCGGTCACGTGGCCACCTGATGCCTTGTCCTCGCTGTCGGTGATGCCTCGATGTTTCAGGCCGTGAAGTGCGAAGCGGCTCTCCTGGTCGATGATGCCGTCGGCCATGGCGCGCCGAATCAACCGCTGCCAGGCGCTGTCCAGAGCCGACTTGCTCAGGGGCGTTCCCGACTCTGTGACGATCAGGCGCCGCTGTTCCGGGTTGATCGGCGTGGGCCGGCCATGGGCGTCCATCCGCTCTTGCCTGTACGCCTGCAGCCACCTGACGGCGTCGCGCAACTCCTTCGTCCACTTCGTGACGTTATCGCGGGAACCCTTGCGGCGATTGCTGCGGATGCCTTCGCGTAGCAGGTTGGCGTCGGTGAGCGTGTCCACCTCGATGCCGCGCAGTCGCACGGCATACGCCAGCACCATGACGGCAGGCAGATAGGGCGGGCAGCTGCCGGCGGTGTGGGCCTTGAGCACTGCACGCGCTCGGGCGTAGCGCAGCACCGCCTCAAACGAATCATGGTCCGGCATGCGTGCATCACGCTTCTCCCGAACCTTGCGAATTCCGTCAGCGGGGTTGGCGGCACAGTGACCGTGACGGATGCCCCAGGCGAACAGCCGCCGCAGGTAGCTGGCCACGCGATTGGCAGCTGCCGGCGTCGGGATGATCGCAGGCACCTTGCCGATGGCCGGTCGACCTGTAGCCATCGTTTCGACAACGCGCTGCAGCACCGGCACCGACAGATGCTCCACGCGCTGCTGGCCAAGCCTGCGGCCATCGCGAAGCACATAGCCACAGGCTTTCGCGGCGCAGTAGTCGTAGCCCTGTTGGGACTTGATAGAGAGGTCCAGGTACTCGCTCGCCTTCTTGAAGATCTCCGTCAGGTGATCGAGCGAGCCGCGCACGCTGCCACCGCCGCGGCCTTCCATGATCGCGTGAAGGTCCGACAGCCTGACCTTCCCGTTGGCCACCGTGGTCTTGATGCGACCGACCCCCTCGGGATGGGGATCCAGCACATACCAACGGCCATCCTCCCAATACAGGCCGCGCGGCAGCGATCCCTGGTCGATGTGACCAGGGATCTCCGGGTTGAACTTCCTTTTCCTACCGCGTGTCATCAGACAAGATCCAGCAGTGCCATTTCGGGGACTGTGCCGATGCTGCCGGCAAGCCCAGGGCGACGTTGACCGCATCGGTAGTGGTCCAGATGCGGCCTCGACGGTCGTACTTATACAGAATCCCTTGATTCCCCGCCCACCGCTCAACCGTTGCCGGTGAGGGGGGCGGGCCATCAGGGGCGCAGATCCGTTGTAGATCGGTGAAGTGCAGGATCTGCGCCACTTTCAAGGCCTCCCAGCTGCAAAAAGCTTCATCTGCAGCACGTTGCTCGGCAATGTCTCGGCTGGCGCCGGAACATATGGCTGCAGCCCATGCTGCTTATGCCAATGTGCCCAGGCTAGATCGAAGCTTGCGTGCCTGTCGGTTCTACTGCACCGACACTCAATGAAGTGGCCACCACCGGCCCTCTCGCCCCTTAGATCAAGGAAGTAGCGTGGAGCGTGGTAGTTCGGGCATTCCGGCAAAGGCCGGGGCAGTGGCATCTGTCTCTGAGTCATGCGCCCCCCATGCGTTCGCCAGCGCGGAGCGGAGTCGCTGAGTAACCAGGAGTCGTGCTGTAGGCATGCAGCGCTGCTGGCTGCATCGTCCGGCTGAAGTATCCAACGCCGTTGGCGTCTTCCATCCACCATCCAAACACGTCAGATTGGCCGGCACATTCGGGCTCCGATGACGCCTCCTCGGTGCCTCCATTGTGAGTGCTCTCTCCGAACTTCACGCCGCAGAAGGGGCAGAACGTTGGCTTCACCGACCAGGGAAAGTGGCCGCGCTTCTTCTCCACCGCTTTGGTGGCGATGGTGACCGTGGAGCTGACCGAATCGCCCAGGTAGAACGAACGGGACAACCGCGTGTTGGCGCCAGCCTCGGCCAGCCGCTGATCGACCTTGTCCATGCAATCGCAGGCGCTCATGCGGCACCCCCGGCGCGGCGCACGGCCATGCGGGTGCGTCGGCGGATCTGCTGCGGGATCTGACCTACGGCAGTCCCGCTGTGGCGCTGGCGAGCCGGGCGGGTGATCCACAGCTTGTGCAGGGCCGCGCCGCCGGCGGCGGGGGCGAAGCAGAGAAGGATCAGCTCAAGCACGGGCCACCCCCGCGCTGCCGGCACCGATCATGGCCAGAGCGCTGCCGATGGGCAGCAGCTCGCTACCGATCAGATCGGCGGCACGCTGCGCGTAGTCCTGGTCGAAGGCCAGGTACAGGTGTCCGTGCCGCTGCAGCCGGTCACCGCTGAACTGGACGTCTTCCAGATCCCGAACGTGCTGCAGGCCGAGACAGTCGGCGATGGCCTGGCTGTGGAATCCCTTGCCGCTGCCCTGCGGGCCGTAGACGACGCGGGAGACAGCCTGGGCGGCCCGCTGCGAGCCGCGATTGCTCTTGGGCTTACCCATGGGCCACCTCCTGAGCGGCGGCGGCCACAGCGCTGTGGCTGGCCCTCGCACTCGGCAGCATGTTGGCCACCTCGAACGGGAAGGGCAGACGGTCGGCGAGGGCGGCCAGCTCGGTGGAGATCCAGTCCCCATCGACAGCGAACTCCTCGGATCCCCCGGTCAGCACCCAACCGGCCTTGCTGCCCCGGCGGCGCTCGAGCACGCGCTGTGCGGTCTTATGGCCACCCATATCCAGCTGGGCGGTGACGATCACCTGGTTGTGGGTGATGTGCATCGTCAGGGTTGCGCTGCAGCCCTCGGCGGGGGTGGGGGCAAATCCACACAGTCCGTCACCCGTGATAGCCTTCGCCCCTGGTCCGGTGCCGGAAACCTCCGTATTTGCCCTGGTGTGGTCGGTGTTGCCGATCATGTCGTGCATGGTTCTCTCCTGAACTTCGTTGGTGGATGGCCTTGGGGTAAGAGGTGGTGCTCTGCCCGCCGGGCCGCTTTTACGGTTACTTCTTGAACACCCAGCATCGAACCGCGATGCCCTTTCCTCCTTTCTCTCGGATGCGACTGTTCACCGTGTAGTTCGGTGCAATGAGTCGAGGGCAGCGCGCCAGCGCCCGGGTCAGTGAAGCCCCCGGTGGTAGCGGCCGCCCCAGCTTTTCGGCGACGTTCCTGACCTCGGGCAGACTCACCGCCAGGCGATCAGCCGTATGCGAGTGGTCGTGCAGCATCCCGGTTGCAACGGCTTCCCCCACCACGATCCAGAACGCCGCAACGGTGGCGCTAGCCATGCCGGTCTTGTCCGGTGGAAGCACCGGAACCGGAAGGCCGAGCGCGGTCGACAAAAGCGCCGCTTGCTCAAACAGCGCGTCACGCTCTTCCTGTGTGCGGGCCGCGTAAAGGGCTACGACCGCGCTGAGGCGAACCGCGTGGAGGTTGGTCACATCAGGCTCGTTGGCGAGGACGATGGGGGTGCTGGTAGTGGACATCCGATCTCCGTTGGTCATTTTTGAAACACCCAGCAGAGAACGGCTACGCCCGCTCCGGCCGTGTTGGTCTTGATGCAGCTGTTGACCGTGAGATTCGGGTCCACCAGCTTGTAGCGCCGTGAATCACGCAGATAGGTGCGGAGCAACTTGAGGTCTGGCACGGGCTGACTGTGGTACGCCGCCTTGGCCAGGAAGTCGTTTAGGTTGATCGCGATGTGCTGTGGATTCCGTGAGTGGTTGAGGACCGGGCGTTCGCCGTTACCGGTGCTTTCCAGGTACTCGTAGGTTTCCCAGAACTCATTGACCAGGGGATGGTCCGCACTGATCGCCGACTGTCGCTCCAACGCCATGTCCACCAGCTTCTGCCGGGTTTCCTCGACCATCGCTTTGGGAATGTCCACCACCAGGCGCAGACCGTCGAGCAGCGCCAGCATCTGGGAGTGGTTCTTGATCAGACGCTCCATGCGCAGATCCTTGTTCTCTCGCAGCTTCGCCTCGTAGAACCGCACGCGCTCGCCGAACTTTTCCAGCACCTGCGCTTCCGCGCGCACGGCTTTGATCAGGAAGTAGCTCAGATCCTCGACCTGCAGCGCGTTGAGGTTGTCGGCCGCCTGGCGGCTCTCGGTGGTGGCGTGTGGCTTTCGGAAGTGCAGCTTGACGATACGGGTCATGATCGCCTCGCTGGCATCGACTGCCGCGTTCTGGCTGATGACGATGGTTCCCCGGAACGGCGGCTCGTAGGTCTCGTTGCCGCCGTTGCGGACGCCACGGGTGGCCAACGTGCCGCCGCCGTAGTAGTCCTTCAATTCGTCCCATTCAAACGACCTGGAATGCGCCTTGTCGGGCGTATCGCGGTCGGCTTCCAGCAGCACCACAGGCATGCCCGAGGTCTGGCCCATCGCGCGGGCGCGGCCGGCCTTGGATGACTTGGCCGGGTC